AATCGTTTGTAATCGACTCTTTAAACGTACCAGCAAAAGACCATGACGGAAGCTTTAGTTTTTCTGTTTTATATTCATTTGTGCCGTATTTTGGTAAAGCGTCTATCAGTTTTTTATACCTGCCTGTTTTAATATCGGTTAAAATCTTCTCAACGTCAATAATTGAAAAATTGCGTACCTGCTCTTTTCTTGGAACAAACACGGCTTTCATGATTAGTTCTCGATTAAGTCAGATATTTTTAGCCCTGTGTCTCTTGATAGCTTCTCCAATAAAGCTACCCGTACATAATCACTAAGGTTCATAATGCCTTGACTCCGTGCTTCTATTGCCAATTTATCAGCCACTTTTGTTGGTATTCTAGCGCGTACAGTTGCATCTTTTTTCATTGTTTTCTCTTTGTTTGTGTTACAATAGCTTACATATTAACACAGATAGTAAAACATAAACAATGAAATGTAATATTTGTGAATCGACAGAATTTAAATCCGCCGCCCGTGTTTACTGAGCTGGATATTGATAAACCAAACCCCAAAAAGGCTAAACAATGATAACTAATTACAACGGCATAGGGGTAAGCGAGTCGATAACGGATATTTATCGAACATTTGTTGAGGAATATTCCCATATAAACGACAAAAGAAAAAATAAAAAGGCTCTCTGGAAGAAAGCAAAAAAACACTTTAAACAATTGAAAAAAGAGCGTAACCAATGAACCGCCGCAAGCTAAAACCATCCTTAAAACAAACCATCGAACAAAACCGCGCACAAATGACAGGCATGGCTAAACTGTTCGGCAATCCCGCGCCAGTGTTTTCTGAAATGTCCACCGACAAGCCCAAACGCAAATACACAAAAAACCCTAACGCTGTGCTGACAATCTCAGAGCATGACATACAAAAAACTATCATAGCGTACCTAAAAGCTCACCCTGGCGTTGGTCTGGCGATTAGAATAAACAGCGGTGTAATGGAACAAGATGGGCGTTATGTAGCGTTCAATAGTCAAAAAGGCATGAGTGATATTTTTGGAGTAATGAAAACAGGAAGAGCGTTTTTTCTGGAAGTTAAAAGTAGCACGGGTAAAGTCACACAGTCACAGCATGAATTTTTAGCAATCGCTCTTGGCACTGGCGCGTATGCTGGTATCGCCCGAAGCATTGAAGATGTGGACAAAATACTGGGGTTTGCATAATGCGCTACACACGAATAATGACAGGCTTTAGAGAATCAACCAAAGAATGGCTTGCCGAGTTCACATTTGAAAACCGTATTCATTGGCTGTGCTCTCGCTCGACTGCTAAAACAAAGATAAAGGCTTTTGTAAAAGCAAAAAAAAGATTAATAATCGCTAGACAAACCCACAAAACACGCTAAAATTAATCAACCTTTGCAAAATGGTGGCTAGACCAATCTGCAAAGGTACTGAAAAGAACCCTAAACCTCGCATTGATACACTAGCCTGTATTGATAGCGGGGTTTTTTTATGCACAAAGGAAATACAATGACCACAACCGCACTAACCACCACACAAAACCCACAACTGCCCACGCTGGCAGAACTGTACAGCGATAACTTAGAACAAGCTGCCAAGCTAGAACAATTCACGCTGCTATTGAATCAACCCCCTAAAGCGGACTGGATTAAAAAACACCCGTTCATTAAAGACTACTGTTACCTTCCCGCCGACAAAATTGAATACCTGTTAAAAGCCCTGTTCAAAGAATACAAGATTGAAATTACAGGTCAGGGTACGGCGTTTAATGGGGTCTGGGTAACTGTGCGCATAAACTACCGCCACCCAATAACACAAGAATGGATGTTCCATGACGGTATCGGCGCTGCTCAACTACAAACCGCAAAAGGCACAAGCCCTGCTGACCTTGCCAATATCAACAATGGCGCGTTAAGTATGGCATTCCCTATTGCCAAAACAGTCGCAATAAAAGACGCTGCTGACCATTTCGGAACTCTGTTTGGTGCTAACGTGAACCGTAAAGACACTGTCAATTATGGTGCTGACCAATCGCTATTGCCTCCTGAACCGCTTAACCCTGATTACATTGCAGAATGTGCCGATTATTTCAAAACAAACCCAACTGACTACGCGGGATTGGCTGGAATAATTGACACATTATCACCTGAATATTTAATCGAGACAGTGACCGCGTGTGTGCGTAACATCACGGCGATAGAAACCCTGTCAGGCATTGCCGCCGAATTAAACAAAAAACCAGAAACAAAAGCTAAGTTTATGCAGGTTCGCAACTTGTTTACTGAACGCAAAATTGCGCTTGGTGGCTAACATGAGTAAATATCCGAAGATAAACAGCCGCGTAAAATGCCGTGCTAAAAAGTTTAAGTCGCAAGATGGTAAAAAATGCTTTATTTGTGGTGTTCGCACAGACGGTAAAACGGAAATAGAAGTTGATTGTTTTCGAGGCAATGATGAAATTGTAGCAGTGTGCAACTTGCATACTAATCAAGAAATCATTGAAAAATATCGGGTGCAATCATGACACCAGAAACTGCACAAGCACGGCGAGGACTATTCACCGCGTCACAAGTTTATCGACTAATGGGGCATGGTGGAAAAACTCATGACACCTGCGAGTGGTCTACTGAATACACCTGCTACGAAAAAGTAAAGGTCGATGACAGTTACGAATATGTGCCACTTCAAGAACCACCGAAGAAAAAGGCGGTATGGCGTAAAATCACCAACTATCTGCCCGACGGCGCGAAAACCTACGTTATCGAAAAAGTCACAGAATTACTCGATAGCGAGATACCAGACACATACACCAGCTTTGCAATGCAGTATGGGATTGATACTGAACCGTACGCGATTGAAGCTATACAAGCCGCGTATGGCATTACCCTTGCTCACACTAACGAAGAACAGGTTTTTTTCAATAATGGGCTGTATGGTGCGACTCCTGACGGGGTAGAGTACGATGATGATCTTTACACCATAACCACCACGCATGACGTAAAATGTCCAATTGGCACGACACACACATTTAACCGCCTGAACGTAAACACTGCCGATGAACTGGAAAAACATTATCCAGTCTACCTATGGCAATTAGTAATGCAAATGCTATGTACTGGGGCAAAAGTAGCATATTGGCACAGCTACAGACCAACGCACGAAAAACATCCGCTTCACACCGTCAGAATTGACCGTGACGAAGCGAAAATCAACGCTCTACAGCACAGGCTTAACCTTGCTGTTGCGCTTAAAAATCAATATTTAAACATCTTAAATAAAGTGGAGAGTAAACAGTGAATATTTTTAATGGGACTGGAAACTGTGGCAAGGATGCTGAGGTAAGAATATTACCGTCTGGGGCAACAGTGCTTAACGTGTCTGTCGGTGTAAAATCTGGATATGGTGATCGCGAACAAACCATCTGGCTTAATGTGTCGCTGTTCGGTAAAAAAGCTGAGGGTCGGCTTGTTGAATTTTTGAAGAAAGGACAGGCTGTGGCATTCAGTGGCGAACTATCAATGCGCGAATATAAAGCTAACGATGGCACGATGAAAAACAGTTTGGAATTAAACGCCAATGTTTTGGAGTTAATCGGCAAAAAATCAGACAACGCGCCACAAGCCGCCGCGCCGCAATCGCAACATAACGCTGCAAAAGCTAATGCTTATAATCCAAATGATGTTCCATACAATGATGATATAGGATTTTAACCAAAAAAAACCCGCGTAGCTGGAAAAACTACGCGGGTCAAGTTGGAGATCATCAAAATGAGCTTGATGTGTTAATTATCCGCTTCTTTCCGTCTGCCGTCAATTGATGATTCACCCATTTCTATTGATTATCAAATTATTTATTTCATCAGTTATTTTTAATAATGCTCCGCAATCTATACATTTAACACGCTTATTCTCTGTTAAATGTGATCCTTCAACGTGATAAACGACTCCATTCCAATTAACAAAATCACTATTTCTGGTTAATTTTGTAACTAGGAATCCTGTTATCCCTCCGCATTTTGGGCAATTTGTCATAAATTACCACCGTGATAATTTTCAGATTCAGCAAATAAAACAGGCAGTGGAATTTTTGCTTTTAAATAGCAAAAACTCCATTCATTACCTGATTGCATTTTCTCTGCTTTGAATTTTTCGGCTTTTAGTTTTGACTGCACGTTATAATTACAGTATTCGATGCAATCTATTTTGCCAGTCACGCTAACTGCGACTAATATTGTCACGTCAACTAAAGACCGTTCGACAACATGACAGTTAATTGTATCTATTTCATCTGTCATGATTGCACCAGCATTGATTTAGCTGATTTAAGCCTGCGTCGATACGCTTTACATAGCTTCCCTTGTTTTCTGATTATCCAATATTCTTTAATCATTGAATCACCAAACTGTTTAAATTCGGCGTATTCACAGCGTAATTCTCTGTGCAATTCACGCCCCAACATAGCGCAAATATCCCGCGCCTCTTTGCCGCCTTTTCTGGGTTTGCGAATTGTTAAAGCCCTTTCATCATCAACATCAAATTTAATCAATGTCGGAGGGTTTGAGAATGATAAATCTATTGTCATCGCTTCAATGCAATATGTGCTAACAAATTTTATTTTTAACCACGTCATTCCGCAATCGTGATTAAATTGTACTAATCCGCCAATTTCAAAAGGTCTCATTATTTAGTCCTCAACTGTTTAGGCGTTAATTTAAAGCCGCGATATTTCGCTTCGGCTATGAGTTTGTCATGATGCAAAAAAGGCACGCCGTATTTAATCCATTTACTATGTGCCTGTGGTGATAAACCAAGCACAGTCATAGCGTTCGTAAGGCTGCCAAAAATTTTAATCAGCTCAATTTTCCACTTCATTATATTTACCTGTTTGTTTTTTTGCGTAGTATAGCACGTTTAAAATAAGTTTAATATAAGTTTAAAATATATTGACAATAGACTAAAAAAGGTTAAACTAACCACGAATTAAAAAATTGAACTCCTAAAGGTTCAACCACTAGCCCACCGTAGTGGGCATTTTTTAACAGGAGTATTTTATTTATGATTTATCAAATATTTAATGAAACCGATGATGAGTGTGTTTTTTTGCTTGGTACTTTTTTAGAAAAAGATTTAGCTTTAAAAACAGCAAAAGAGCTTGATCCAGAAAACATTGAAAGGATTTATGATGACTTTGCAAAATTGCGAGTCGAAGAAGTAAAAATAGGCATGACAGGTGCTGGTTTTACCATTTTAAAGATTGAATGGAATAAAAAATACGATGATGAAAATGATGATTGCCCAGAGTGGGTGATGGCATGAGCATACACCCGCTAATACTCGGCGTAATGTGCCTAATCCTGCCCTGGATTGGGTACGCGTTGGGCAAAAAAAATCAGGCAATTCACCTGTTTGAAATGGGGAAAGGTCTGCAAATTCTGATAGCCGAATTGTCGGCTGAAACCGTGAACGATGACAGGAAAGATTATGACAATCCGTGAGATAAGCATCGAAGACTTTACTAGCAAAGATGACAGTAGAGAATGGGTAAGAACTCCGTTTAATCGAGATGGTAAATCATGTGCGTGTGATGGATTTGCCGCTGTTTTTTTTCCTCTGGACGAAAAATATCAAGAGCCAGAAAGCGATAAAAAATTTGATGTGGCAAAACTGGTTAATGAGATTGAATCATCTGAATTTATACCGATGCCCATCATTGAAATGCCAGAGATTTCAAACTGCGAAAAGTGTAATAGCACAGGAAAAGCAACAACAAAGGAATGCGTTGAATGCAATGGAGAAGGTGAAGTGTCATTTGAAAATGACTATCATGACTATGAATGTGAATGCAAAAGCTGCGATGGTTCGGGAGAAAAAACAGTCGTTGGCGTTGGTTTTTGTAACAACTGTAAAGGGACTGGAAAAATATACGAAAGAAATGACGTTGTAAAAATAGGCTCTATTTTTATATCAGCAAACTATTTACGCCTGATTATAGACGTGCCAGATTTACAGATTTGTACAAAAAAAGACAAATTACTTTTTAAGTCTGGAAATATCTCTGGCTTAATAATGAAAACTCACCCATAGGAGTAATACAATGAATAAAAAAAAAGTTGGTCAAGATTTTAACCACATTGGCACTAAATACCAGTGTGCTGTAGATAACGGTGCAATCCCTCGCTGGATGCCGTATGCGTTCTGGGCTGGCGTGGCTGGTGGATTTGTGGTTGGTGCTGTGGTGCTGTGGTGGGTGTTTTGAAAACCGCCCAACAACAATCCGCTGACAGACGCGCTAAACGTCTGTCACTTCCAACTAACCGCAAACCGACGATAAATAAATCGCGGTTTGTTATCCCGCCGTCACGCGGGACAATTTACTGGAGCGATAAAGAATGAATAAATTTCAAACGGAAATACTGGATTTAATTGAGGCAGCGGTAATTACTGGTGATGATACTGCTGAATTTCAGTTAGAAATATTTACTCGGCTAAATAGTTGTCGTGCGTTCGAAACCGCCGCCGATTGCAAAGCGGTAGCCGATGCGTTAAACAACCCACACCGAAATTTATCAAACGCTAAAATTGAGGTGGACTTGTGATAAGCAGAAAAAAACTTTGGACGCGGCGTGAAAACTGGCAACGTTGCTTATCATTAAATCCATGCGTTGATAGTGAGATATATTGGCGGCTATGGAGTCCAATAGCCTACGACAGACACAAAAGAACCTGGAGGATTTACGATTGTGATTGATTTAAAAAAACAATGGCCACAAGCTGTTAACGCTATTTTACGGGGTGCGGAATGAATGAGAAAACGATAGATGACATGACAATCGAAGAGCTAAACCGCGCTGTTGCGATTGTGCAAGGGTGGATAATTGAAAAAAGGCTGTATGAGGTTTACGTTAATAAAAACGGTAACACAGTTTTAGTAGACAATTACCGACCATGCACTAATGCCATGCAAGCTTATGAAATAATCGAACGCGAGAAAATCAGCGTTATGTATTCTCACGTTGCTAAAACATGGTATGCAGATATTGATGACCACAAGACTGAAGATGGTGAAACCGCGTTAATTGCTGCTATGCGCTGCTTTGTTAAAAGTAAGTTTTGGTTCTGAGGTGGAATTATGAATAACATAAAAGAACAATGGCAACAAGCTGTTGGTTACATTTGACTTGATAACTTTGTTTGTATCAGACTTGCGAATGAAATACCCACCCAAAATCTAAACACAAGCCCAGAACTTACGAACTGGGCTTTTTGTTTACGACAAAATCTCAAAAACTGGCAATGCTGCAATAGCATCATCAATGCTATCAAAATCCAGGACGCTGCTTTTTATTGCGTCCTGGATAATCCAGACAGTCATTACCCAATTCTGTATAGCCAGTGCTTCGATTTTAAATTCTTCAGATTTTGCCGCAGCCAAATTAACTTCTGTTAGATGATCATAGCCGCGACTTGTAATGCACTGCGTAACATAATCATCAATCGCCTGATACTGACTAACAGCTTTTTGATCTTGGGTTTGCTGTATTTCTACAGCAATTGGGTAGCAGCTTTTATCACTGGTAATCTCGAAGCCTTTAGAGCTTTGTTCTAGCAACTCCGCGTGTAAATCTTCTGAGATTTCTACCGCGTCTTTGGGTACAAATGAATTGTGCTCACAGTAAAACCCGTTTGTTGCTGCTGAATATTTAATAATCATGTTATACCCCTATGTAACCCAATGCCTGCCATCCCACTGCCACGCCTGCAGGTGCTGCGGCTAATGTATTAGCGACTGCGATAACGTGCGTAAATGCGCTGTTTGATGATGATATAACGGAACCCACTGTGTAATTGCCGCCCACAGGATTAACATAACCCCTCACAAAAACATCAAAAGTCAACGGGAACGTAATAATCGCATAACCGCTAGCGTTAGTTGTTACTAAGCCAAACTGCAAAACCATATTATTCGGCAAAAACATCACATCGCCACTGCCGCCACTTTTAACCGCACGGTTAAACGGCTCGCGTGATGACTCTACGCGCCAGTTTGTACCATCGCTGTACACATCACAATAACCGCCCGTTTCAAAAGTCGTTGATGTTGTACCGCCTCCAGAAATACTAAAAGTATCACTACCCGCCCGACTTACGATAACGTGTCCAGTCGTGCCGCTAATAAATCGAAACGGTACGCCAACGGGCATAGTTGATAACGCGGGTAATGTGACAGTCACGCCACCGTTTACCGCAATTATTTTACCCGCCGATGCTGCCGTGATAGCTGAAGTTGTCGTTACTGCAAGATAACCTGGGCTTAATCCGTACACTGGATTCAACAATACCCATTGTGTAGTAGCTAAGTTGTACTGCAATTGCGCAAACTTGGGAATATCACCCACGCGCAAAGCTGTACCGCCGTTTAACGTGATGGTGTACGCGGTTAAACCGTTGAGGCTAATTGTCGGTGTGGTGGTTGTGTTTGTACCCACTGCCGCAGTATCGACACTGATTGTCATGCCTTCAGTTAGTGCCGCAATGGCAGGTGCGAGACTGGCAGTGTAAGCCGTTGTCGTTCCTGCCGCGTCTGTGTAGGTAAACTGACCGCTTTGCACTTGCGTTGGTTGCACCCATGCGTCATAAGCCCCCGCTGTCACTGCTAAAAAGCAGGCATCACCCGCGTTCCAAGCTTGCCCCGTAGTCGTTTGCTGACCGCGTACGATTGTAAGCACATCACCGACTACCGCCGTAACTGCGACAATCTCAACCCGTAGCCCCGTGGCTTGATCTTGAATCGTAAAGTCGAAGTATTCTCCGATTGCATTATTCGGATTTGGCAGTGTTGCACCTACTCCGCTTTGTACTGTCATAGTCGTAGCAACTGCGCTTATTGCACCTGCCAGGCTAGACCGTATGTTATTTTTAGATAATCGCTTAGTTAAAGCCATTTTATTAATCCTAAATTATGTTAATGACTGGTGTTTGAAATTGAAAAGGAAACTCTAACGCACCCGTCAATATCGCCGTTTTAAAAGTTTCTGCAAGGTCAAATTTAGTTAATGCCAAGTGTTGACCGCTTAGCCCGTTAATCTCAAAACTGTTTAGTTCACCATCGTTTAAAATCCCTGAAGGGTGGGCAGGAATAAAACTATTTTGATAGATTGTTATGTTTACCTGTCTGTTTAAACCAAAGCTTATCGACACCTGGTAAGTTTGGTCTACGCGGGTATTAGTCAAAAATCGCATAATACGCCGCTTCAGTGTGCGCACACTAAACACGTCACCATCACCTTTCCAGTGATGCCAAGTAATCACCCGTTTATAAACATCATCATCGGCTAAAACATAATTCTGCGGGAATTTATGGATTAGTTCATTAATCGCCTGTTCGTTTAATGCTGTTGTGTTTAATTCGCCTTGTGTCGTTTCGTGACCAACTGGGAAAACTGGTCGTGGTATGCCGTAAATGTTCTTGCCTATCCAGTCCAAAAACGTGCCATATTTTGAATTATAAATAGGCAAATTAAGGGCATTAAAGCTATCAATGTAATCTTGAGCATAATCATTAAAGCCTTTGAAAAACGTATAAATCTGATCATCATCTTTGTATTGGCTGTAAGGGTACGCGGGTATAACTTCAGTTCTCATACGTTACCCCTGGTTAATGACAATCGAACCAACTGAAGCACTAAAATAGCTCTCAGATTCGCTTAAATAGGTATGCGTACCTGCTGCCACTGTTACCCCTGCCCCGTTTATCGACACCGAAAAAATAAGGCGCGTTAGCAGTTCAGGTGCGAGAATTGAGGCGATAGACTCCTTAAAAACTTCTGCTAGTGTTAAGTCGTTTATCGGACTGCCCACTGGTATAGAGTTAATGTAAGCAATCAACGGATTAATTGCTAGTGCATTAACCGCTGCATTACTCACTAAATAAGTGCTGGTCGTGTTCCATGTAACCGTAATCGCTACCGTTTGCACAGGTGGATTGATAAAAACAATCTGATAGGTATCTGGGTAATCGTAAAGATTGACCGTGACATTACGCGCTGTTGTTGCGCTACCTGCCAAACTGGCAATGTCAAACAATGCGGTAAAAATTTCGTTGCCCACTTCGTATGGATCACCACCACCGCAAATAATAGACCACAAACCGCTTACCTGCTGCTTAACCGATACAAGCCGTTGCTGTACGCCTGACACTTGGTAAAGCAACTCTTTAAGATAGGTCGTCATACCCTTGCTTGTGTACGTCCACGAACGCAAAACCCGCGCCCTGAACTGTGCGACTGTTTCACTTTCACCACCTGCTAGACCGTCCGTAGGGTTATTAACTGTTAGCGTGTAGCCCGTCGGAACGCTTGTGCCTAACTGCGTGACCTGTGCGGCTGGTACTGACCACGAACCATCTTGAGTGGCTAAACAATAAAGCGGCTCACTGTGACCACCTGAACCAATAACACCGCCGTCCTGCACTTCGTATTGATAGATAGAGTCACCGACTAAAAAGCCACGCGGGATTATGTACCCGGATACTCCTGAAAACACAACATAAACACTTGTTCTGCTTGGCTGACCTAGTCCTAAAATACCCGCCGCTACTGCTTGCTGGTTTAAAATAACAAGGTTTGAGTTGGTCGGGCTAATGCTGTTTATTAGCTCAATGTAGGCTTGCTCACATTGTGCCAAGGCATAAACAGGTGTGCTAGTCATATTCTCGACAAGCGATAAGGGTAGGTTAGCTGTGTAATCTGGAAGTATGCCTTCCATTTTTGCTATTAGATTATCTCGTATGGTTTCGGGCGGAGTTGTTATCGCACCGTCTAACCCGATGTTTAAAGCTACCTGCATAATTCCGCCTAAATCATAATAGTTTCGGAAGCCGCGCTACCATTGAGCTTGAGAGCGTCAATATAATAAGTCGGTTCATTGTTGGTTAAATCCACTGTTTTAACAATTGACAAGCTAGTAAACATATTAGCAAACTGTTCACGCACTCGATTGATGAAATAATCGGGGTGCGTGCGAGATGTTACTGATTGCCGCGCTGGTAGCCCGTACTGTGCAAAAAATGGCGATTCACCGAGTTGTGATTGCAAAACCTGTGCAACAGTCGTTAAGTAACAATCATCATCAAAACCGTTTGCATCGGTGTCTACTTCACGCCAAAGCCCGCTTGCATCACGTCCAAAAGTTATCATAAATGCCCATTTTGTTTATAGTCATAATTCTTTTCAAGGCGGCTTAATATTAACCAGATAATACCTGTTAATATCACTAAGCCAATGCTAAAAAATATAAAAACCCATTTCATTAGTTGTGTGGAAATCCAACAACGCCGCCTTGCGGATCATCGTGTTTATGGGTTAAAAAAGCTATTCCGCCTATAATGCAATCGCTGTCAATCGTGACGTTGCCGCCGTGAATATGAACGCCACCGCTAGATACGGTAACAATGACCGCACCCGTTGCGCTGTCCTTAATAATCACGCCGTCATGTCCGTACATAACCAACTTGTTAACATCATCGGTCGGAGTCCAATTGGCATTGCCCACTGGCATAAAAACAAGGCTTGATAAATTAGCAGGTTTGTATAAATCGGCTGTACCCTTGCCTAGTCCCGTTGTTTCGTTAGTTCGTGCGTCCATTGGCAAAACCACGCCTTTATCACCTATCTGAACAGGGTATCTAATCCATTCCCCCATAGCGTGAGGAATTTCAACTTCTGGCAATGTAAAGCCTGTAATCACTTCAAACTTAACCCGCACAATACACGCGCCCACTGTGGCATTGATACCGATAACGCTACACGGTAAAGCCTGTCCTGTTTGCTGGATAGCGTCCTGTGCTTTCGCCTGTGCATTGCGGTTAATGCTTTGTACGAACGGGGTTTTCTGTCCTGTGTTCATTCGGGCTGCTCGATTGCTTCAAAAACAGTAACCCAACTATCAGCCTGTGCCTGGCGATTGTTGCCAACATGACGGACCGATTTTATCTGAAAAACGCCTTTAAAATTCACATTATCTTTTTTAAAATTCTGCATACTTTTTGGAGTATTCTTTAACGCGGTTTTAGGTATTTTTACAAAATCATTAACGTGCAAGTCTGCTCTCATGACTGTTTTAAACTGTATCACGCCTATAGTTTGCCACATTGGCTGACCGATTAAGTCAACAAACCTAATGTCTTTAGGTGCGGTTTTACTTGTACCGTCCTGTATTAAAATCGTATCGCGCCTTATTGATATGCCCACGCCCTGATAAGTCTGGTCGGTAATAATCGAATGGCTAACAATACGGCAATACTCCGCAAACTGTGTAAGCGTGTAATAAAAACCTGTTTCATCACGCGATAAAACCAGCGGTTTAGTAAGTTTCGATACTACTCTAAAAGATGGATGTGTACGCGCTAAAACCTGTTTTATCATGTCCTCAATTTTTTGCCCTGCTTTCCAGACCACATTATAATTATTGCTTGCTGTAGCTCCTGGCATAACGACTATATCAATGGTTTGCTGTTCGCCCTGCCAGTTGCCAAAAGCCTGTAATACCTGTCCATCTAAAATAACGCCGTTCTGTTCAGGGTCAACAAGTGGGAAACCTTTAGCCATTCCAGCAAATAACTCAACTTTTGCACCTGACCAGTTCACCGCGTCGCTTCGGTCTTCTGCTGTAATGCCTGACAGTTTTATAATGCTGTTTGCATTTTGTGGCGTGTCGAATGCTGCAATCGGCAAATCGAACTCGATTTGTAAAGCGTTTAAATTTGTCGAACCATCTTTGTTGAGACTTGACCATTTTTTAACCGTTCCAGTTTTGCCCGTGGCTTTCGATTCCACTCCTGTACTTAGCCCGTGCTTTTCATCGGCGGGGCTTGGTACGTCTTGCATCGTTAGCGTTAGCTCATAATAACGCACTAGCCCACCTCAAACGTGCTTAAATCAGAATTAAAAATCATCACAGTAGTAAAATACCCTGCTAACAGATTAATCGGTTCTGAGCGTGTCGATTCAATTACTGGCGCGTTTAAAATCAATTCATCTATGTTTGTAGTGATTTTGATAAACCATCTTTCAGCAGCAAAATTCCACCATGTAATCGCGTTAAATCGTACCCCATCAAATACTGGAGTAAACCGCATTACATCATCGTTAAATTTATAAGCTGTCATACTTTTTCACCTTTTGACAGTTTCGACATAAGCGTATTTTGTGCGGTATCGGCTTCGTCCATTGTCATAATCATAGGACGTTGAAAGTCCAGTATAACGCCGTTTTGCATTGCGCTATGTTCGCCCTCGCTTGCGTCACGCATAGCCACTAATACGCAATTGTCATAAATAAACAACGGGGTATAAACAACAAATAACCCGCCCTGTGCCTTGTGGCTGTTGAGTGAGCTTATCAGGTTAGTCATTGTTTGAGCGCGGGACTCCGTGCGATTGATTGCACTAGCAGGGCAGTACATAAGCAATGATACGTTTATAGGCTGTTCAACTATCGCATTTCCCGCCGTTGCACTGTTAGCGAACGGGTATGATGCAACTGTGGACTGCATAAATGTACTGCCCTGAACGACTTTAAAATGTGCAAAATAACCAGCGGGTGTAAGCGGGTAGCCTTGTTGCTGTGTGAGTTGCACAATTGGCATAAGCTTATCGGGTAGCTTTTCAGCCAAGCCATTTTTTAACAAAATAGGGCATAGAACGTGCTTAAATTCAAACTCGTTACGCGCTGCCATATTAAGCATATTCTGTTGATTTACCGCACTAACCACCCCGCCGATGATATTCGCTACACCGTTTATGTTCATAATGTGCTCGCCGATGTTATGGCACTACCGCCAGTGCTGTTGTTTATCTCAAGTTTCATGGTTCGTCCTTGTTGCATATCATAACCGCCTTGTGATTTTTGGAACATAACAGACTGACTTTGTGGCTTTTCTGGCTGGCTTTGGTAATCTCGCTTAACAGTAATCAACTTGCCTTCATTGTCTTTTTTAGTGACAAATGGGCTGCCTTTGTAATCAGATTGACTACCTAGTGCGCTGTTTAACTTTGCGTAGTAGTTAGCCTCGCGGGTATGATGTGACTGATATTTAGGGTCATCATAACGCCATTTAACGTACCCTTTACCCAATTGTCGGCTTCCCGTTTGATAGTCTACGTTTTTATTTTCCATAAAATTGCCGATACCTTTGTACTGTCCGCTGTTTAGTTCATCAACACTAAATCTCGCTTGTTCGTCTAACGCCGCCTGACTGCGTTCGATTTTGCCATTTTTCATCAAGCCTTTTTCTTCAAGCCGTTTACGCAATGCTGTACCGCGCGAGCCTTGCCACGACAAAAAACCTGTATTGGTCGCTTTGTTGTGCGGGTCTGTGTGGCTACCAAAAAGATACTTATTTGCATAATCGTTTTCTCGCCCCACTTCCGATGTCATCACCTTGGCTTGTTTATCGCTTAATCCAGCTTTTCGATAAGCCTCATAAACGCTCTTCATGTTTTGCTTTTGGTCGCCACCCATGCGAATGTCACCGCTAGGTGTATAAGTCTGGTTCGTTTGAATGGCTTCTGCCGTATCGGTTACAACATCCCCCGCTATCTTTTGCGTTTTTGTCCATACTTCCGTCATTACATCCTTGAATTTATTACCCAAAGCATTAACAAAACTGCCTTGTCTATCAGATTCGGCTTTTTTGTATTCTTCAGCACTAATCGGTTTACCCTGTGCTTTTATCGCTTTCTCGCTGTTAGCGGTATAGGTAGCTATTTGCTTTTGCGCCGCTAGTGCATCTTTGTCACCAAATAACGCCGCGATACCGCCGACTAATTCCTGAGTCCATTCCTGATTCTCTGGCGTGTCGTTTTGATAGGCATTATAACCAACATAACCGCCTGCCGCTGCTGCTCCTGCCAACGGTAAAGCCACACCACCGACTAACGAACCTGCCGCGCCTGCCGCAAGAACACCACCGCCCACCGCTGCCGCGCCTGCCATTGCTTTTTCTGGCGTGACTGAACCTATCCACGCCGCAAATGCACCAATAGCCGCCGCCGCTTCCTTAATGTGCGTAACCAGGTTTTTAAAATCTTCCTCGGCTTCTTTGCTTGTTAGATACTTACTAAATCGAGTAATGCCATCGGCTAAACCGTCAATTAAAGGCTCTAACTTGCCAGACATCATAAGCTTTTCAAAAGCACTTCCCACCGCTTCACTAAATCGGGTTAATGCTGGGGCTAAAGGCTCTAAGCCTTTCATAAATGTGTTTTCTGCTTGCTGCTTAAACCGTTCCCATTGGCTGTCTAGGTCTTGATAACTCTTAAGTGTTGAGTCACTGACTGCCAATAATTTAGCGTCATTAGCATAGCGTTTTTGCATTGCCTGAAATTCAGAATCTGACATTTCCATCATGCGCTGTCTATCTTCTGAGCTTGTAAAACTGTCCATACCGTAGGCTTTAGCCACGTTTTCACGCTGTGCCTGTGGGACTGCTTTTAATGTACTACGGATTTTTTCCAGCACTTCGGGCAATAGCTCACTGGCTTTTTTGCCCTCCTGCCCTTGAATGCCTAACGCGCTAAATTTCCATGCCTGGCTAACATCGGTTTGACTTTCGCGAATTGCACTAAGTGATTGATCTGGACTACCCAGAAGTTTTGAGTAATTGATTCTTGCGGATTGCATTGCGCCTGAGCTAATGCCAAGCCCCATGCTTTGAAAGCGGGTTTGACTTGCATCATTAGCAAGTTTGTTCATTCCAAACGCGCCCGCGCCTGTGGCTAAACCGCCCGCAATACTGGCGAATTTAGCTAAACCAACTCCCGCGCTTATGATGGTAGAGCCTATCTCTTTCCATCGTTTGAGCATATCAATATCGGTTTTTTTGCGGTCTGCTGCGTTCTTTCTGCGCTTGTCATCTTCCTTTTTTTCAAAGGTTGATAGCTTTGCCTGTTCGGCTGTTTGTGCGGTTAAAGCGGTTAAGGTTTCGTTAGCGTTATCGGCAATAGACGCGCCCGTGTCCACTGCGTTTGACATTTCATCATTGGCAGTTTTCCAGGCGTCGGGAGCTTCAGCTAAGGCTTTTTGATATTCGTCATAAAGGCTTTTAAACGCTTTGAATGAGTCGTCTTTGACATCAACTTCGATAATTGATTTTACTGCCATTTAACCGCCCATCGCCTTTAAAAATTGTATTAAGTGCCTGTTTTTGAATTGTGCTACGGTTTCATATTCAAGACCGTATTTCTTTACAATGTCCCCAAACCCGTCTGTACTCGCCCAATCAAACAAGTCATGTACTAGGCTTTCTTTTTCGCGGTAGGTTCTGCCGCTATCAGTTTCGGCAAGGAATTTATCCAGTCCATACAGTTCAATGAGGTAGTTTGTGAGCTGTAACTTGCTAAAATCTTTTTTATCGTTTCCAGAGTCGATACAACTACATATTGATTCACAATAAAAAAAATTACCGCGCTCATAATACTGTCGAATTGTTCATCATCAATGATTTTTGCGTTCAATGCCTGGATTAATGGCAATGGCTCGTAAGTTCCATTACTTGGCACAATGACATTTGTTAGCCGCTTGACTTCACAGATAAAGGCTAAATCTTTTTCAAGCTGGTTTTTGTTCACATTGTCCAATGATTCAATCTCAAACGGTTTAAAGCGTGATAAATCAACACCGTGCCCCGCTTCGCTGTTTAGCTGATCAATTGCTATGCTTGGCATAATCCAAAGCGTACCGTTTCGTATACTGTCCATGCTGACCTTAGCCAACAAGCCATAATTGACTTTTAATACCGAGTAGCTTACCAGTTGATGATGTACAGTTAAGTCGCCAACTTCCACGACTAAATTCAAGTTTTTATCTAGCATGTGTTATCTCTTAGTTAGGTTAAAAGGTCGGGCGTGACCTAACCACGCCCTATTCCGTCAAGCTACTTCGGCTTCTTACCGTTTCACTTGTGAGTGGCTTATGCTCATGTTACATTATAACACTCTACGCGCCATAAATGTCATTATTGATAGGCTGATACGCTTTGATAGTAAAGCCCACAGTCGGCTCTTTACCAGCATAACTTCGGGTTTCGTAAGTATTAAAAAAACCGTTTTGATAGTTTTCGCGTTCTAATGCGTTACTGTCTGTCGTTACAACAATATTGCCAACATTTGAATTACTGGCAATCTGGGCAAGCATACGCGCACAGAGCGGGTGTGTTTTTACAATTTTGAATGATAGCGTAACTTCAACGTAAGGATTGGGACTACCAACAACACCCGTTGCTGTCGGTAGCATGGTAGTGATTTCACCACCATACGATATGCTTACCATTTCATCGCCAAGCGCATCAGCATCAATATTCAGTGTTGGATTGCTGGTAAAATTGATACTTACGCGGGCTTTATTTACTGAGCCTTGTACAATATTTCTAGGCATAAATTACCCCTTAGTATAAAAATTCTGTAGCGTTGAGATTGACTATGATCTGCTCAAAGCCGCCTTGTGGAATAATCGCAACCTGAAAACCACTGTATAAATGCTGTGAGTAGTCGCTAGGGTTATCCCGTGCATAATCGACTAATGGGATCGCGTTAATAACGCACTTACCCGCATAAACATGGTTTGTTACATTGTCGGCAAATGTTTGAGGTGGTAGCTGTACCGCTTCGACTGTTCCATACAACAAACCGTAAACCGTACCACGTCTAAGCACTTCTGCTCCACGGTCTTGCAGTCTGTCAACGCCTTTTTGATTGTAGTACAACGGGGCAATGCTGTTGTTATTGCCGTTCAGGATTTCGTTAGACATATCCAGTTCAAGAGTTAATTTTGCCCAGTCTACTGCATACCAAAAATCGAATGACTCGCCTGATAGAACCCTACCCCATTTTCTAAAGATACCTGAAGCAATACCGCCCTCGCTGCCAGTGTCAAACCAGCCGATATTAGCCGTGCGTAATTGTTGTAACAGCGTACTATTGCCGAATGTCGGATAGACCTCAACACCATAAGCCCGTAACAGTGCCATAGTCATTATGGGTGTTCCGCTGTTCGGTCTGCGTGATAGCGAACGATGCAAGTCTGCCGCTAACTCGAATTGTGTAATCGCCTTGTTGGGTGATTCCACCGCTGCATATACTGAGTTATGTACACCGCCCCATGTTGAGTAAGTGCTTGTGGTTGTGGTCACGAAAAAATTAACTGGCGTTTCTGGCGCGTCATAATTTCCAACCATCGTTTTAAAAGTCGATTCACTGTCCCACGTTCTAGGAACAAGGAATGAATAAACCAGCTTTGGATTAGTGGTAATGAACGCGGTTAAGGCTGTCACGCCCTCGGCGATTGTACCGTTGCCAAGCTCTAACACATAAACCGCTTGCGTTGCACCCTGGGCAAAAAAGGTTGTATTCATTGCCGCTAGTTCTGCCACGTCCTCATCGGTAACAGTACCGAACACGGTAGCCACTGCCAAGCTGGTAGGCATTGCGTAGGTAAATGTATCAGCATCAACAATCGTTGCCAAAAATGTACCGTTATAACCCGCTGGAGTTGCCCCTGCTACGGTTACATAGATGGTGTCGCCAATAGGGAATCCATGCGCCGCGCTTGTGCCTGTGACAGTGTTACTGCCTGAACTGTACACTAAATTAGTGACAGTTTTTGCACCCGCCAGGATTGCCGCCATATCACCTACAACGGTTAATAGCGTAAGCGTACCAGCCGCTTTAGTTGTTCCACCTTGCGAGACAAACGTGCCCGTTTCTTGCAATACGCTTGGTGTCGGTGCTTTGGTAACACTGACATTTACCGTAACTATCTGATTAGTTAGACTCATTGTTTATATACCTTTGATAATAAAAGGGTTGTTAATTACGCTCACAAAAGCCTGTTCAATCAATACTCGGGCAATGTCTAGCGTTCTGTCTTGGTAATAATTCACTTCAAAAACAGCCTTTTTAGCATTGGCTGTCACGTTCAATTCTGTTTGTGGAATATCAATTTTTTTAAACACTGGCACGTTATTAATGCCAAAATCACTGTAATACTCTAGCCCTTTGTTAAGTACTAACCACAGATAATCTAACGCCTTGTTATTGTTCAATCCGTACGCTGTGACTTCTACCGTGTCTTTACACCACTGCCGCCTGTTGCTGTTTATGTCTTCCTGCGGGTAAGCGTTAAGCGGTATGGTTTCAGTTACGTCCACACTAATAAACGGAGGTCGAATATTCTGCAATCCACGAAAAGCAGGGTAGACAGGACATATCGAATTAAGTGCCATAAAAAAAGGAAGACTATCAGTAACAATTTTTGAATCATCAAAAAACGATAAGTCGTCAATAATCTGGCTACGCATAATCGGATTAATCGCCTCGCCTGTGTAGTGAAACAAACCTGCGCCCCTGTAAAATTTGCCACGCTGTGAGAATGAAAATTGAATATCATCGAATGTGCCTATAAATAGCTCACTCTCTCCAATATCGTTAAAATCATCCACGTCATTTAATGTGGTAAAAGTTACATAGTTTTTACCATACACCTGGCTGTTTTCCATCACGTTGTTTGCTGCGTAGTGAAAAGAACCGTCAACACTAAACTGGCTATCTGGCTCAATAATTGGCACTTGACCATTTAACGGAACACTGTTCAACATCTGCCCATTTAACGCGCCATTGCTGCCATTGATAAGCGATTTTTTAACCCAGAAAATAAACCCGTCTACAGGTAAAACCAGTCGAACATAACGCACAAAAGTAATGCGCTGGTATTCACTGAGTACCTTTAAACCGTTTTCCAGGGCTATCTGTTTATCCAACATTTAACCACGCCTCAAAGCTATTAACATAAGTATGTGTATCATAAAATGATGGTCTTATTTCTCTTTTACCAGTCGCTTTATTTTTTGCGTTTTTGCGTTTCTTTTTACGTTGGTTCACACCGCCTAAACTATCCTGAGTTGCCACACCCTCAATTTTCCCATCAAACTCATAGCCCTCGATTGCTTTTGTAAACATCCCTTTTAAATCTTTGCTTATTTCATCGTTTACATTTTTTTCATTTATGGGTATACCTTTTAAATAATCAGCTAAAGAATCCGCTAGGGTTTCGGCTATCTTTTGCGCTATTTCAACATCATGCAAGGTAAAAAACTCCTGCATTACGCCATATTTGTTTTCAATGAAACCCGCCACGTCTCCAGTAGTTACGTTAGCGTTCCCGTGGCTGCCGTGTGCATGACCATAAGGGAAGTCTTTAACACCTAGGTGGAGTTTCATGCGTCGAACACGATTAAATCACGATAGCGCGAAACAATAGCCATGTAGTCACGCCCTTGCTGGGTCTGCATAAATTGCATATCACCTGCGCTTAAATTTTGCAGGTAAGCGGGTAATTGATTAGATACGCTTGTACCCTCATCGCTGGTCGATTGCACAAAACCGCTATGTAATGCCCAGGCATTTAAAGATGTGCGTATCTTCTCAAATATTGCCGCTGTGCTGTACATAATCAGCCAATGAACACCTAAATCATAAACAGCCATAGCATAATCAATCGCGTTGAATTGCTCGATAACTGGCGCAACAATAGACTGCGCCCACATTAGAGCGGAATCAATATCTGGGTCGCCATCGGCTAAATCGTTGACAGTAATACTGACAGGATTAACCGATTGTTGACCGCCGTTTGTTGTTTTTGTGTAAATCCGTTGTCTACGGATAAACAGCAAAAAATCAGCGCGATTGGTAGCCATGTTAAATGTATGTAACAGTCACAACTTGTGCCGCGCCTACGATGTAAACAATACCCGCTGTACAGGGTACGTTAAAATCATAAACGCCCACGGTAGCAGGGATAACAGCAATCAATGTTGCCGCACTTACCCCGCCTGTCGTTGCGCAGTCATGTATCGCACCAGCCGCGCCTGCGGTAGTCACGATAACACGACATACACGCCCCGCCGTTTCTTTGATAACCGTTGATGCTGCGACATTTAAAGCGCGTGATTTTGATGACAGGGCATAAACTTCTTGCTTGCCGTCATCATTTACAAACGCATTTAGTGCCTGACCTGCTGCATTTTTAAAGCCTAAAACCAATGTTTTAACACTCATAGTCTACCCCTGTGTGCCTTGTGCGGTTACGCCTTTACGACTTCCAGCGCGTTGAACAGTTAAATTACTTTCTTCTGTCATTCCGCTGGCGGTGTCGGTTACGGTGTCGGTTAGTTCTTTATTAGCGGTTGCGGTTGCTTTGCTTTCACCCGCTAACAGTGAGCCTTGATAATCTTCCAAACTTGGAAGAATGTTTTCCCATACAAACTGCACAGGGCATTCATTAAGCCGTGCGTCATCACTGTCTGGCAGGTTCGGATATTGCAAACGAATAGCAGAACATTGATCTACTTCACCGCTGAATAACTCAACGGTAGACATTGGTTCGACATATTTTGTAACCGTTTTACCGCTTGTTGGGCTGCGATAATTAAAGCCAAAAATGTCAGGCGTTGCGTTTTTTAATTTCAATGTTGCCATTTTTACGCCTCGAATTTAATGTCAGCGATAACTTGCACAGTGTTACTTTGCAATGTCCAGCCGCTTGTAGTTGCACCGACTTCGTACAGCGTGCGAATGCCGTTGTTTTCTATCACGGTAGGGATTTCAAAAGGCACAATGTTAGACGTGCGCATAACAACATTTTCACCGATTTTTTGACCTAAATTTTCAGCTGCAAAGTTAGTGCTGATATTGCCAAGACCGCTGTTATTTTCTGGCATTGTGGCGATTGAAATAACCATCTTGTCATATTTGGAACTGGTCGCACCTTTGCCTTTAAATCTAAAGTCGTCCTTGCCCCATTCAAATGTGCATTGTGGGTACAATTCTTCGATGGTCTTGATAATTGACCACGACATACCAGAGCCACCAGCCACCAAAGGGATAACTTTAGTTTGTAGGGTTTGTAATACGCGCTGTGATGTCAAGATGCCAAAATGAACGCTTGCACCAACCAAGTTCAAAGCTGACAATTGATAGTTAATGAAACTAACAAGCTGATTTTTAATTTCAATCGGGTCTTGCAATTCAAGCAGGGTTTCGCCAAAGCTATCCACCGTTAAAAGTGCTGATTGCGTGATTTTACCCGCCGCATTCAAAACACCTTCATACGCACCGCCTGAACCAGTCAAGGCAAGAGTCGCATAAACCTGGTTTATCGACTGTCTAGCCACTGCCTGAGCGAGTGACATATAGTCAATACCACGCCCTTGATAAGCCTGGATTGTGTAGCGGTTGTATTCCTGGTTTGTGCGGATTGAGATTGTAGGCGTTTGAATCATGTTCACAGCAATGTCACCGCTGGGGATACGATTTGAATCACCCCCTGTGCTGATTAACTTTGCGTTAGTTTTCAATTCCACCACATTCATATAAACCGCTTTAGCATCAACGGGCAAATCTTCGTGAATGTTTTTAGCATTTTGACCAAACAACACGACAAAATCACTGTGTTGTGTCTGGCTTACTTTGTAGCCCTGTACTTGGTACGATGGCTGGATAATACTTACTGCACCGATGTTTGACATAATATTAAATCTCGATAACGGCTAATGACTTGGTAGTGTCCCATGTTGCGAGACCTGTACCCGTTGCGTACGCAATAGCGCGGTTTTGTGCGGTTGTTGCCAATGCTACCTGAATGACTCGAATTGCTGTTAATTGCAGGTTTGCCGCGTCAGTTCCGCTCGTCCAAACAACAAGTTTGTCATTGGTAAAATCCCACATGACAGGCGTAGTGATAAAATCAGAACCGTCAATCGTACCTGCAAGCGTGTTGTCGATTTGTACAACGATACGCGCCTTACTGCCAAGCGGGTAAAAGTTAATTGAACTACCCTGTGGGAACAATGGAACGGGTGAAGATGGGGTTTGGAAACCCATGACACCAGCATTTTGTGACACGGTAAAGCCCATAATACCAGCCGCGACATTACCAACAACTGATTTTCTAACCACATTGCCGCGTTTAGCGTCCAGCGTGTCAACACCAAGCGATACAGGCAAACCAGCATAAAGCGGGTAGGTTTCTGTACTGGCAATGATACCAGCTTCAAGACCTGCGTTAGTGTACGGATTAACAAGGACTTGCCCCTGGAATAATCCGTCACTTTGACTGCGTGCTAAATCACCAGCGGCTGTGGTAGCCATCGGGTCAAGCGTTAATGAAAAAGCCATAATTGCTAATCCTTAATATTGGTTAAAGTACGCGCCTTTAGCTTCTTGAGCTAGGGCGAAATGATTTTCGTTCGATAACCCGCCGTGTCCTTTTTTGACAAAAGACCGTAAAGGGTTATCTTTCGATGCTGTCGGTTGTATGTCTTTCATCGCGCTAACAGTTTGACTGTACGCGATTGATAATGCGCTATCATCCAACACATCAACATTAACAGCTTGCCAAGCGTGACTGATACCCATGCCGTTTAAATTAGCAATATGGCTTTTCAGTGTACGGCGTTTTAAGTTGCTGGATTTTTCACCCGCAAAAGGCTTGATAACTTTAGTTCCAAGCATACCCGCCAATACCATAGAGTCATCCATGATTTCAGCTTCTTTTTCTGCTTCGCTGTCATCTTTTACGCCTGCGGATTCTAACGCGCTTAAACGGTTAGCGTGTTCTGCCAGGGTAGCTTCAGCATCGTCTTTGACCACTGGCGCGGGTTCTTCTTTTGCCACTACTGCCGCGGGTTCTGAGTCTTCTACTGGTTTTGCTGGTGCAGCTTCGGATTCTGGGGCTGGTGCTTCAACTTCTGCGCTTTCTACTCCCTCAATCTTGTCAAGCCGTGCGTTAATTTGTTCGTTTTGCGTAACAAGTTGGTCAAACATTGATAAAACTTTTTGTTGAAAGTCATCACCGCCGCCGTTGTCTTCTGGGTTTGGGTCGTTTATTACTGCCATTGAATCATCCTCATTAGAGTCTGTATTAATTGAAATTGCTTCTGGGTCGCATTTATCCCACACGCCCATGGTGTTTTGTAAAATTGCTACATGGTTAGCTGACTGCGGGGGTAAATCTTTTTTAATCTCTGAACCGTCAACAGTTATGGTCTCGCTTCCTGCTCTGAAACTGCATGACGTTGAGAACTCGTTATCTATAATAGCCTGTATAGCTTGTTCATCCCATATTTTAGTGACCGCCCATATCTCAGTTCCTTTAATATATGGATAAAACACACTGCCTATGTTATGACTGTCTTCTGTTATGCCCTCGATAGGGTTTTCAGGATGTTCGACAATAACGGGTAAGCCGTTGCACATTGCCAGAACGTCATCGGTTAAATAGTCATCGGCAGGGCGTAAAATATAGCTATCTGACTTTTCACGATAGGCAAAACCAGTGCCACTGATACGCATATCCAACAGCCAATATTTAGCTAATGGTACGGGTTGCGGACCGACTAACTCACCGCTTGCGATTTGTCTTGCTATGTCAAGTTCATTCATAACTAAATTATACACTTGTTACGTTATAACATAACATTTATTTTTATGTGTAATGTTATAACATTACATCCTGAATTTTGGGCATAAAAAAGCCCTGATTAACAGGGCTGTATTTACGGGTAATGCTTAATAACCAATTGCTTTCTTAGCCCACGGGGTATCACAAAAATATGAGGCGTGATTGAATGAAGAGTAAGCCATGTCAAGATTCATTGATACCAATAAATCAATATCCCGTGGCGTTGGTAGTGGGCATTTAGCCGCTTTAATCTGTGCGTTTACCTGTCCAACTCTGCCGCCTTTCCGATCACACACTGCCTCGGTTGCCATTGCTTCAGCTTTGGCATTGTAAAGCTGTCTGCATTGTTCAGATTGTCCGACTAACATATCGGCTTGTGCTAGGGCTATTAATAACTTTTTCATTTTTCAATCGCCTTTATTGTTTTTAGTGATTCTTCTACATTACAAATAACTGTCCATGTCCTGCCGTTTTCGAGTTGAAAATAAAAATAAATTTCTTTTTCTCTTCTCGTTAAAGCGTCATTAAGTAATGGCTTTACTTTGTTTATGCTTTCGATAAACAAATAACCTGTGCTTATATCTCTAAGCCTTACAACGTCATCATCGTGTACAACATTCATTTTTCAATCCTTAATATATTTTATGGAACTGCAACAAGAGTCAATTTCATATCGCCCTGTTCTTGTTTCTCTGTCTGATGGAATCACATAAACGTCATCCATACTTACATTGCAATATCTATCATCGCGCTTCTTTAAGCGTGATACAAAAGATTTTGCTTTGTGTACAGCGTAACATCTTTTTTCAGCGTCTACTGAGTGTATATGACTATATTTTGTCCCGTCACCGCCGCGCATTAGTGATTCGGGCAGTAAAATAAAAACGTCCCATTTCATAAATAATCCTCAACAAAAAACCCGCTCAAACTGCGGTAACAGTAAGGCGGGTTCTTCATAAATCACGGGAAGTAATTTTTAAATTCGTGTTACCGCACATATTTAAAAATCTGTGGTTAGTGTAGCGCGTTTTGTGGGTTTGTCAATAGTTCATCGCGCTGTTGTTCGGTTATCGCGCCCTGGTGGTATGCATTCCACACAGCCGCTATGTAGTCGGGGTTTGTTCTGAGGTCTGGCATTGTTTCCTGTTATTTGAATTTGCTGTGTCTGGAATATTCGCTATCTGTGAATGAATTATATAAAGTCATTACATCATCATCGTATTTTTTGCCAGTATGTATCCCTGCAAAAACTTCTGATACAAATTCTTTTGGGTTTGTTTTTGCATACTTACCAACTTTTTCAGCAATCACTTCCTGTCTTTGTCTGTTTTGCCATGTTGAAGGTGGATCGTAAACAGTGTGTGCTATTTCATGCAAAACAACCGCCACTGGATTTTCAGACGATAAATGACCATTATCAAAATTGCTTTTTGCTGCTGCTACTGGGTCTTTCCAGAAAGGGGACGATGGATTTATTAAAATGCCATTTGTCGGGCTACCAATAGCGGCAAACCTTCCCTCTGTTTTTATACCACTTGGATTAGTCGTAGAGGCATTTATGCCATGACTATTTAATAAATCAGCCATTAGTTGAGCGTTTGCTTTCGATGTTTTACCCCATTTTATATTCTCAGTATTAGAAATTATTTTTGATTTTTCTAAAATGTTTTCATAAGCTGTTTTTTGTGCTTTAGGTAAGTTATCGTTAATCTTTGCTTCATTATTACTATTTGTCTTTTCGTTTGCTGTCTTGGCTTCGGGCGAGGGCTGATTGGCTTGAAATGCCTCCCTGTCTTCCTGTAAGCTGTTTATAGCTGACTCGTGTTCATTATCAATAAATTGAGCCTTTCTATCGTATTCCTCACTAAGTCCTTTTATCCTTTCATTCATTCCGTGCTTGACACTTTCGCTATTAAAATCCTGTCCTAAGTCGGTTTCTAATTGCTTAAGGTTTTCGTAAGCCTTATTGCCTTTTTCGGTGTGTAACGCGGTTTGAGCTTTTATAAAATCTTCTTTCGTGCCTAGCTGTCTTGTACTTTCTTTTGCGTCTGGCTTATCCTGACTCGCTGGCTTTGGTTCTGGCTTACTGGAAAAAACATCTACGCGGTTTCCAATGTAGTTTTTTAGTTTGCTCATAGTGTTTGCGTCTTCGTTCAAAGACTCTAGCTTACTTTGTGCTTCTTTGCTGTGTAAGCCGTGCTTATTGATTATGCCCACCATTTCACCGCCTAACTTTTCAACTGTAGCGGATTGCTTGTCCTTGTATGGCTTATCTTGTTCGTGTTGTTCTGCTAGTCTTGTAATAAAGGCTTTGCTCTTTTCGTCTAAATCTGGCTTATCTAGTTCTTTAGCATAAACATTGTCGGGGCTATACTTTTTAGGCTCTGGTTGCTTAGCAGAATCGCGCTCGGCATTAGCGGTTTTGGCTATATCGCTTTCACCTGAAACAGCATAAATACGCTGGTTTATACTATCGCGCTTGTTTGGTTTCCCTCTTACAATTCCTTTATCAGCATGACGGTTTTCTAAATCATTCATTTTTTTAGCGTCTTCATTTGAAAGGTGCATTATTCCCTTACTGTCTGCATTTTTTACGTTATCATCAATAAACTTTTTTTCTTCCTTGCTAAAAACATTTGAACGAGAAAGTATTTTTACATTATCAACATGGTATTTATTGGGCTTATCACGCTCGGCATTAGTCTCAACTTTTTTAATCGGCTCGCTACCTGCAAGGCTTGAATCTATATAGCCGCTTTTTACAGACACCTTAAAAGAATCTTCGTTATCAATATCGTTTAAATTATGGTCAACAACATAAACATGGTCGCCTTTTGTATATCTGATTTCATCACCTGCTCCGTAAGATTCTTTATACCCTGCATTAATAAGCTTACTGTGTATATCGTTTGTGTAGTTTTCTGCGTGTTCTGCGTCTTCAAACTCATGTGAAGTGTGAGCCGCGCCTTTTGTGCTGAATAGGTCTGCTGGGTCTGATTTGTGTGTTGTCTTTACTGGATTTTCAAAATCAGATTTAGATGTCTCCCAGTTTGGATGCTCACGTTTCTGAGTGTCATATTCCTTTTTGGCTTTATCGTGTATTTTTTGCGCTCCTGATATTGCGCTTGAATGACTAACTTGCCCATCTTTTTTCTTAACATCGGACATATTCAATCCGCTAAACTTACCACCCATACCGCCCTTGATATTGCCCTCGCCGTCTAACAGTACATGGCTCCCTGTCTCTGTGCTTATCCAGTGGTCGCCTTTGTCGGTTTCTGCCGAGTCATCAATAGCGGTTACATTATCGCGATTGGCTACCATGCAATGAATTTTTAGCAGGTCTATTTTTAATCTAAGTAGTGATGATTTCATTGTGATTTGCCTATTAATTCAAGACCTTTTTTTGTTAGTCGGTCGGGTGCTATGCGATACAAACCATTGAGTGAATATACAGATTTAACGTAGCATGTGCAATTTATAAGCAAAGCTGGCGGATCTGGCAAGTCCTCAAAATACGGATTATTTCCTTTCTTCACTAGCCCCTTTTCCATAGCTGGACTGTTTTTGTACATGAATATTTCACCCTCCCGCTCTGTGTGTTCGGGTCTCGCGTCGTAGTACGCGGTTTTTTTATGACTATGCCACACTGCCGCTATTGCCCCGCCCTGTTCGGCTATGGTTGCATCAATAGCGCGTATCAGTTTATGTCCCTGGTCGATAGCGCGGCGTGAATGTTCGTAGCTCTTCTGCTTTCGCATTGGGCTCGTGATATTCTGAAAAGCGGGTAATTCTTTGGCAGGCGGTAGCTTTTCCTGCACCCCATTGAATGACATTAACCAGCCACTAAGCCGCGCTGTACTTATGTCTATGGAGTTAGCACGCTCTAACTTTATAAGCTGGATATTTGCCTTTATGCGGTCTTCAAGCATAACCCTGAACTGTGGCTTTATGCGTTCCAGTGTGAATCGGTCTATGTCTGGGTTACGCTTTAACAGGTTGCCGCTGTCTATCTCTCGCTTGAATATGCTGGTTAGAAATGGCTCGATAGCTTGCTGTGGAGATTTATTAAATGCGTTATTACCTATCAATTGCCTGTACTCGCTTGCTATTATGGCTATGCTTTCAGGCGACCATCCAAATTCCATGACACGCTCTAACGCGGTTCTGATAAACTCGTTAATGGTCATTGTGGCATTTGTTCAAGCTGTGGCTGTGCGGGTGCTGGTGGTGCATCATTACCCATTAGCCGCTGTTCGATTTTATCAAGCCTTATCATATTAATATCAATATCAAAACGGTTCGGTAAGATTTCCAAATCGTTAAGATTATTAAGGTGCGTCTCGAACAGGTCTAACAATACATCCTCATCCAATTGTAAGCCTTGCGCTAACTGTATTAGCTGTTGCGATTGCATCATTTTCTTTTCGTTAATGTCTGCCAGTTCCGCGTCCGTTGGTTCGGTTATTGGATTCCATTCCCATTGGAAACTATTAACCCATTGTGTAACAGCCGCCCTGTGACTTACGCCCATATACTCTGGATAACGCGCTTGTACTGCCGCGTAAAAGTCTGGGTCATTCCAGGCAATACGCATCATAAGCGGATCAAGGAACGCATAAATCGGCTCTAACGCCTTTTGATGCTTCAGTATGCACTCATCTTCTTTTTCTTTATCGTTCGTTCCGTCACTTAAGCCTGTGGACAATAACGCACCCTTCAGCATAGATGCTGGAATACCATCACTACTAGCTAGTGATATTCTGTCAATAATCGCGTTATATGTTGCGTTCAGTGCCTCGCTAAAGTGCATTAAATCAACAGTAGTTATATCGTCATCCTTGCCAATTATCGCCACGTCACCGTTAAACAATGTTGACAGTTTTTGCCTGATAAATCCCTTAATTGACTGGTTCGCCGCATCCAGCGCGGTTTGGTTACTGAATGATTTTTTGTGAATGAAGCTACCGACTTTCCTATTACCTGCGCTCAGTGCCAAGTCGTTTTCCAGAAACATTTTTAAGTATGGCAATGTGCGTTCGTAGCATGAAGCGGGTGCATAGCTAAATGCGGCTGTGTTAAAATTTAGGAATAGGCTAGGCTCGAACGGATTGCGCAATGTGAAGCATCGGCTCGAATGGTAGCCTATGCCCTGCACTTTTATGATTGAAGGAGTTGTTAAAAAGTCTTTATAGTTCGGTCTTTGGTTTGCCGTGTTACTACCAGCGGTATTAAGTGGATCAACGACATTAAAAAAGGCATTGTTGTTTAGTGTGCTTATATCGAGTGGGCTATCGGTATCAACTCCATACTGACCGATAAAAATACTCGTGACACCAAAAGCTTTAGAACCTGCTAACAGGTCCTGCGAAAGGTTATCAGTACCATATCGCATAGATACTGACTCGAACGCTTCTATTGCCATTTGCGGCGCGGCGTGTATCTGGATTTTTCGCCCGTTAGCCTGTGCCTTAATTATTGGCATAGTTACAAGTGCCTGACCTACTGGGTGGAAACGTCTGATAAGCTGACAAGTAGCGTAATCTAACGAGGTTGTTTCCATTATTTGTTCACGGGCTGCCTGGCTGTCTGTGGTTATCATTATAGTTTTCCGAATGCTAATAATTGAGCGTATGTAAAAGTGTCCAGCGCATCATCACTTGCCGCACCTGCATCAATGCCAAGCCTAAACCCTACAATTTGCGCTATCAAGTGATTTTTTGTAATGCCGTCTAAATTAATGACTTTATTATACGCATATTCGCTTATTTTTACCTTTTCCTGATAATAATGCCCTGATACTGCAATAGCCCTTTCTGTCTTGCCTAAGCTAACATATTCTTCTGGGATATTGTGTGCAGTTAATTCTTTGCACAGCTTAATAAAATCCGTTTCTGAAATTTCAGGATTAATCATTTTATATAACCCTGATAGCTCACTATCTGACATTAGCCCAATATCACGGATTTGTTGCAATAGAATCGAACCGCTTGCTTTATCCTCAATATATAATATTTTTCCGTTTCTGGCTTTACACTGTTTAGCTAACACTTCGGCTCTCATGTAAATAGATGGAATGAGTTTAATTAAGCTAGAGCCTTGTATTTTAAGCAGTTCATAATCAAGTATTATCAGTCTAGGTTCGGGTATCTGAACATACGCACAATAGATAACCCCTGTTGCATCATTGGCTTTTTTGTCTTTTACCGCACTATCGATAATTACCAGTATGTTTGTGCAAAATGCAGGGTATTCGACTGGCTTGCCATCAATCAGCATTTTATCAATTACAAAAAATGCCGCGCCAGTCCAGTCTACGAACTCGGCTAAAATTTCCTGCTGATAAACTAACGGAGGGAGTTGTTCTTTAAATTCTGTAAGTGCTATTTTGCTAATGTTAGGATTAGCCATCGTTGGCGCGTGAAACTCGTCCCACAATTGACCTTGTGCTGGGTCTTTGTTTGTTGCTGCAAAGTAAAAGAAATTTTCAGGATTAACGCCTTTTGGAGTTCCCGCCATCCATGCGTTACCGTTGTAATCCAGTAATGTTGGGGCTATTGATTGCTCCCAAATATCACGCATCCCTTTTTCGACAAGTGAAACCTCATCAATAAAAATCTCATGATAAAAGTCGCCGCGCCCCGCGTCTTCGTCTTGCAAAGTCCAGAATCGGATTAAGCCACCTATGTCTTCGTCAAGTTCTATAATGCCGTCTGTAATGCTTGATCGCGTAATAATCGGTTTAAGTGCTGACCTGATACGCCTAAAGCTACCCTGCATATATTTATACTTTGGGCTAAACCAACCTACATTTAACCCATGGTCAATGCCGTGGCTTTGTCCGTCCATTGAAAACGTACATGCTAAATCTTCAAACATAGTAGTTTTACCAAACCGCCTGCCGCACCTCATTAGTGTTCGTTTTGACCTGTTTAATGCAATGTGTTGTTGTGCCTCATGGAATTTATGAAGCTTGATAATTACGCTTTTCCAGTCTTTAATCGACACGCTTAACTTCTGGTGCGTGAATGATGGTTACTGTTTTGTTTTGTTCGCCCGTGTGTTCAATCGCTAACTTTTGTGGCGGATAATAATCTACAACACCCAGTGTGACCATTGCCGTTTTAGCTCCTTCGATTCCAGCTTTAACCTCGCTAATTTTTGGCTCTACTGGCAATAATTGAGACAACCGTTTAAGCCCCATCAGCGTGACATTTTCAATGTAGCCCTTGGCTTTTAAAATGCGCTCGGCTTCGTTTTGAACCGCGCCCCGTTCTGCCCCACTTTTTTGCCCCAAAACCTCCGAAACCCGCACCACGTCTTGAACCACTTGCCCCAACTCTCCCTTAATCCAACCGTCTCTTATTATCGTTCTTTCAACGGAGGTTTTAGGTATTTTTAGCTCATGTTCAATTTGTCTGGGCGTTTTCCCCATGCCATAAAGAGCCTTGGCTTGCTCCCAGTCATAGGTTTTTTTAGCCACTGAAAAACTCGCCTGTTGATTCGAGTGTTGCTTTCTTTCCACTATAGGCTTCGTATCTTTCTACGATAACGTCACAGTATTTTTCGTCTAGTTCCATACTGTAGTTTATGCGGTTTGTTTTTTCGCAAGCGATTAGTGTGCTGCCGCTGCCGCCGAACAGGTCTAATATTTTATTATTTTTTACCGTTGTTTTATCTAATGCTTCCTCAGCCAGTGCCACGGGTTTTTGAGTTGGGTGTAAATAATCCCCAGCTCCATCTTTGCTAAGTTTCCATACACTACCGATTCTTTTGCCGCATAATTCAGCCCCACGATGCCACACTAAAGCTGTTTCATAATCAGTGGAAAACGTCTTTTTTAAATCACCTATTCCACCGCCACCTTTGAACCATATCACCATATTACTGGGAAAACCGAGTGATTTTGTGTTATCCAACCACTTATCGAGAACTTTCCATGTAGTCCAAATAAACACCCATCCATTCGAGAAAATATCTATTATCGGAACAATATCAAGAATAACATCGTCATTTTTAATAACATCAAATTTACTGGACTGTGTACGCATATTTGACTGATAACTTACACCGTAAGGCGGGTCAGTAAAAACCATATCAGCCTTAACGCCATTCATCAACCTTTCAACAGCATCAATACTGGTGCTATCGCCACACATAACACGGTGATTGCCACACAACCAAACATCCCCCAACTTAGTACGTGGCTCTACGGGTAATTCTGGCACAGCATCTTCGTCAGTCAACGCCTCTGGAATCTCATCAATCGTTAAATCAAAATCCCCAAACCCGATTAAATCAATATCAAAATCCAGCGATTCAAGCTCCGACAATTCCAGCTTTAGCAGTTCATCATTCCACCCGCTTAATTCTGCCAGTCTGTTATCTGCCAAAATGTACGCCTTGCGCTGTGTGTCGCTTAGGTGTGATAGCTCAATAGTCGGTACTATCTCAAGTCCTAGCTTTAACGCTGCCATAACGCGCCCGTGTCCTGCTATTATTCCGTTTTGACCATCGGTAAGAACTGGATTCACAAAACCGAATTCTTTTATGCTTGCTGCTATTTGATTGATCTGTTCGGGCGAGTGTGTTCTGGCGTTGTTGATGTATGGGATTAAATCCGCTGTTGGTTTATTGATTATGTCCATTATTTCCGCCTCCGCTCCGCACGATTACCCTTCGATGCCCAATAATGCGAATAACCAGGTGTGCATGCTGTGGGTGATTGCGTAGCTGTTGATTTAGACATCTCGACTAATTTGTGCGTCGGTTTTGTTTTGCGTCCGACGATTGATTTCATTTCCGATGCCTCCCTAAGTTTTGGTCCCTCGAATCGCTCAACCACTGGACAAAGCAAGCAGTAAGTCCAGCTGCGACAATCAGAATAACAACTACGCATAATATAAACGTGTCGGCAAGTTTCACCCAATGCCCCCGTGTTCTATTAATTCGCTGTCGATGTCTGGCTCGCATAACTCCAAAAACAGCTCTACCAGCATACTAAACTGCTTGTCATCACCCAAAATATGATAATGCACTCCACCGTATTGAACGTAATCAATCTGATACGGCTCTGCAGCGTTGTGAAAAACGGGGTCTTTGCGTCGCCAAAGAGATTTAGGTTCTATTTTCATGCTGCCCACAAAATATAAACCAACTCGCCCAACACTAACGTCATTAATCCAAAAATAACGATTTTAGCGTCGTGGTAATTTTCCTCTTGCAACTCTATTTTGTTGCGCAATATTCTGATTTCACGAAGCAAATTATCACGATTTTCGATGACACTTTTTAGTCTACCGTCGGGCATTTCATCTACTCCCTCGGTAGTTAGTTCAAAATAGTCGCAGAAGTTATGCGTCATTTGTCTGCACTCACTACGCCAATTCCACCAGCTAAAGCGATTCCAAGCGTGATAATAGCGTTTTGCCAGTCAGGGCTTATTGTTGCTCCTGCTGCGGTCGCTACTAAGACTAATCCTCTCCAGGTCGATGGCTCTTTCAGTCGTTCGATTAGATAATTTTTCATTGTGTTCTATCCGCTTTGTGTGCAAGTTCAAAATTTGCCTTGTCTACTTTCTCTTCAATCTTATCAAGCTTTTTAAAAAGTGGCTGTAAAACCTCTTTTAAGTCGCCGTCTTTGACATAATCGTTTGCAACAAGCAACTCGAAGCTGTTTTGTTTAGTCTCTATCTTATCAACTCGCTTGCTAAATCCCTGGAAAACAAAGCCAACCAGACCGATAAATAACGAACCAAAAAAACCTATAACTTGTTCAACTGTAAATGTCATGCTTGCACCATTGTTTTTTTGCGCATTATACCCCCATTTGCATAATGTCAATATTTTATATTGTGACATTTAATTAAATGTGACAATATTTGTCATACAAAAATGTCATATCGTGACAATATTTGTCATAAGAAATTGACGCGTCAATCGATATACTTTTCCCCCTCTTTGTAAGTCATTGATTTTAATTATGTTAATTTATTATTATTTTATATAAAATATTGGCACGGTTCTAGCTACATATTAAGTGAGGGCAGGACGCTCTCCCCCGCTGGTCGGGGTAGGTCGTAGGCGGTAAGTGTAATCAACTCGCAACCCTGGCTCTTTAACAACCTGGTCTCGGAGTAGCGCGTAGTACACGCGGATAGTGCAGAAGCACAAAAACTCAGGAGGGTAGCGAATGGTCACTAAGAGGCAGTGAACGAACCTGAGTTTTTAAAACTAAATAGCCTGAATGGTCGGGTTATTTATTTTTAAATCTGGAGATAGCAATCATGAAAAAATCATCTATAAAAAAAGCCATAAACTTTTTAATCAACAACCCATCACACCGCGACAGTGTGTGCTGGTATCTAGCTGGTTATACAACAGATTACCCGCACAAAGCGGCAATGACAAAACGCGAACAATTTCGTGAAGTTATTCAAGCGTATGTGTTTAGCTATGAAATTTCTGTCAATGAACGCGAACACTATGAAAGCCTTCCATCTCATGATTCAGAAAGTATTTGGGCATTCTAACAACCCACCGTCAAGGACAGCTTAACCAACAATTTTAAAATCCATTGGAGAATATCAATGAGTAGCGCGTAGTACACGCGGATGGGCATGAAGCCTTGCAAAACCCCGCTTGATAGCGCGAATGGCAACTAAGAGGCAGTTGACAGGCGGGGTAGAGATTAAAACTAGATAATCCGCTTCGGGTTATCCATTTTTAAATCAAATCTGGAGAAACGTCATGAACAATCAAAACACGGTTATTGCAGAACATAAAGCTGCTATTGAGTACAAAATAAGCAACGAAAGTGATAACAACAACTTGGTCTTAGATGACGATGGAAACATCGTGCGCAATCCACAAGCCATTTTTTGGGCAGAGATAGAAATCAGCGTAAACGACAACAAAATAAATATTGCTGCACAATACGACTGCGGTAATAGCTGGTGTTATTACAATCTCGGAGGAGATGGTGAGTCTATTGAAACGACTTACGATCACTTCTTTGAATCGCTTGTAAGCGAGTCAGAAAGAGAAGAATTTGAAACCTTGCTTGAACAGATTTTAGAAGAAGCTGAGCCTGATTTATCGATAACTGAGTATGAAATCGCTGAATTTATCAATGAAAATTTTGATGAAGATGAACACGAGTTTTTCTCAGTTGTTGACACGATTCATGAGATTGTTCCCGAAAAATCAAGAAATTGGGCAACAATTATTGCGTTCAAGTGCGTCGGTAAAATCACAAGCTACGGCGATTTTGAATGCAATATGCAAATTGCCTATGGCTTAACAAAAGCTCAAACAGTAGAGCTTTGTCATATTTTGTAAGACAAAAAAAACAGTTAACCCCCACCGCCACGGACGGCTTAACCCACACTGGAGACACGACAATGTACACAGAATCACAAAAAAAAGTCTACGCAAATATGCGTAGCATCTGCCCTGCTAATAAAGTCCGTCATCTACCTGACGGAACGGCAATAGCAACAAAAAAAGTCACAGGAAGTGAACTAAAAAAACTTATTGAGCTTGTAAACGCATCATATCAAAAAGAAATGATGTTTAACTTGCACGTTGTAAGCTCTGTTTACACCAAAAAAACGATGATTATTTTGTCGTAAACCAACGCCAGGGACGGCTTAACCCAAAAGGTGAATATTATGAAATTATCAAAACCACAAATAGAGGCTTTATTTTATTTTGAAAATAAAGGTCGTCAACATCGTATTAATAGACCTTATTATAGAACAATAAAGGCTTTATACAATCTTGGTTTAATTGATAGCGATAGCTCGTCTGATTATGGAAAAATCAAACTAACAGAAAAAGGTGAATCTGTTTTATAACCACCTCCGCCACGGACGGCTTAACCCAACTGAGACAATGCCATGAACACATATCAAGAAAGAAAATCGCAAAGAACCGCTGAACCATTAAAAATATTTGCCCGTGTCTGTATCAGCGGATTGTTAAAAACAGGCGAGTACGTCCACGCGGTTGACTCGTGGACGTTTTACGATGCTGAGTCTACAAGTGATTTTTTAACTAATTTCAGCGATAAAATTTTACCATCTGAACTACCACAAAACATCATCCCTTTCTCTATTTTTAAAATAAAGGATGATTTTGAATATTTTACATTAGTAAAGGTGTTTATGTGACTAGACCAACAACCCGCGCCGGTCGCAAAACTGGTTTACCAGTTGGTAAACCAAAAGGCGAAAACGATACCGCCGTTTTGTTTCGTACAACTTCCGCCGTTAAAGAGTTCATCGATGCTCACGGAGGAGCAACAAAACTCATTAACGCGCTACTTGAAAGCGCAATAACAACCGCAAGGGGAACAAAATGAAAACGTACACATTTTTCCTGCTGTCAAACTGCTTGACAGTCTCGGTAACCGCCGCGCACAAGCATGATGCTCGTGAAGTCGTCGAACATCAATTCAAAATTAAAGACCATGCGCTAATAAAGTGCATGGGAATTAACTTACCAACAACATCTGACAAATTTGTCAGATAACAAAAATCAAGCGGGTAGCGTTAAACTATCCGCATATTAAAAAACTACTGGAGTAAGAAATGGGTTATTTGCACGAAACAACTGTTAAAGAAAAACCAGAGCAGTATCCAGTAAGATACTGGGTGAAAATACTAAAAGATGGACGTGAAATAGACCGTTTTAATGTTAGGGCTGACACTCACTCAGCAATAGGCGGCTGGATTGTCGCTGACATAAAAGGAGATGTGTCTGAGGAAATGCAAAAAAGAAGCTATGCGTTTGAAACTGTATGTATCGTAACTGATAGCAAGTACGGTAGTGATTTTAAAATGGCATTTGAGGCTGTACTACCAGTCTTTGAATATAAACCGCGTCACCAATCAAAAAGGAAAGTGAAATGAAAATTATTAATCTGACACAACATCCTTCAACCACAGAGCAAGACGTTGAAGACGTTATCATTACTGGCGAATGTGTCGCCAGTTCATTTAACTTACGCCCTGACCAGTTCGGGTACCACCCAAAATTATCTGACGTGCTGACGTTTGACAATATTCCTACCTACGGGAGTATGTGGCTCAGAGCATGCTTGCTTACATCAATAGCCGTGAAGCTAGGAGCAACCCACGCAATGATCGGCGGCGCAGGGTTCTTCCTGCCAGTGCTTGAAAAATCACTCAAGCAACGTGGGATCATCCCCGTTCATGCTTTCTCAAAACGAGAAAGCGTTGAAACGCGTAATGCTGATGGAACGGTGTCTAAGACTAATATCTTTAAACACCTGGGCTTTGTTGAATCCGGCGTTGACTACTCTGGGGACAGAGACTGCGGAAATATCTACGATGATGAGTCTTAGTATTTCCTATTAATTCTGTGGTATAATAACAACGGCATTGATACGCCAAACACACAAAGAACCCTACTGTCGTGAGATAGCAGGGTTTTTTATTGCCTATTTTTTACCCGCCTTTTTATCTGCTGCTAACTCAAACGGCTTGCCACGCTTAACAATGCCCTGTGCATCTTCTGCGCTTGTTGCCGCGTATTCTTTACCGTCTGCTGTACGCGCTATCCACTGGCCATTGATTTTAAACGCGCCTGACTTCGGTTTTACTGGCAATTCAATTACGTTTTTTGTATTTTCTCTGTGCAGTTTTTCTGCACGAAGCCGTTTGATTTCGGCGCGTTCGGCTTTGGTTCGTGGTGGTCTGATTACAATCTTATCCATTGTGCATTTTTTCAAGTTGGTCAATCAGAGCGTCAAGTTCTGGTTGTGTCGTAACGCGGTACACCGTCCCGTCAGTCATCGTGACTTTTTCACAAACTTCACGATTAATTCTTGCTCCAATTTTACGCGCTCTGGCTGTGAGTTTGCCGCGTTCGCTTATGTATTGCTGTTGATGACTCATGACAAACTACTCACTGTCGGCACATCACTTGCCAGTTCGCGCTGTTCTAGCAGTTGTTTAGCTAGTTCGTGCGCTAAATTGCAATAATGATTGTAGTCTGTCGTTTCGATGAAACTTTTTAGCTGTTCGATTGTGTACATTTTAATGCTCCCAGTATTGATACATTTGTATGTTATGCGGCTGTATATCGCATGTTAGACGTTCGTGGTATTTAAAACGGTAGTGTTGCCCTGGGTCTGTCATTGCTCATTCCTAAAAAAATCCACCTGATTAAGTTTTTTAACCTGTTCCAGTAAGCTGCTTTGCTGTGTTTCGATTTCAATCCACTTTTTAGCTAGTGCAAAAAAATCTTTTTTAATCTCAAAACCATATCCACGCCTGCCCATATTTTGAGAAGCAACAAGCGTTGAACCACTTCCACAACACGGGTCTATAACTACATCGCCTTCATCGGTAAATGTGTTTATCAGCATTTCCAATAGTTTTACTGGCTTTTGTGTCGGGTGTATTTTTGGGCTTTTTGTGTCTTTGTCCCAATCGATACAGTTAAAAATCATCTTGCCGTGATTGTTAAACTTTGGCAATTTATCACGATAAAGCAACAAGCCATATTCACAGTTACCCACTACCCGCATATTTGCCTTTAGTACCTGTGCACTAAAATTTTTACGAAAAACAAGGTTGATGTAATTGTTCAGTCCGTATTTTTTAGCCACTTCGATTAATTGAAATTGCTGTTCAAACGAACAAAAAACAATCATGCAGGCTGCTTTGTTTTTCTCTTTTGGCTCTGGCTTTAGCAGTGTAGAGCAAAAGTGCATGAACTCTGGCACTCTAAAATCTTTATCGGTGTCGAAAAATTCTTTTCCTGCCAGTGCTGATTCTCCGTTTTTATTATCACCTCCTACATACCATGATGGATTACTGCCATACGCATTTATGCCAATGTTGTACGGTATATCAGCAATTACAAGCTGTGCGCGTGGCACGTTATAACGCTTAAAGTTTTGGAAGTGGTCATTTATTAGAATTGCGGTCATTGTCTTTTTCCATACGCCATAATAACGTCATACAATTCAGGCTGTGTTAGTCCTGAACGTGTCGCTATCCAATTAAAGACCATTTGCCGCGAGACAAATTTAAACCTCTGGATACCTATTTTTTCGTGGTCGGCATAATCGTAGAGCATGTCCAGGGTCGGTGCTGGTTTTAATTCTGGCTTTAAAACCGTTATCATTTTCTCACTCATACGTCACCTATTCTAAAAACTAAATCAGGGATTGATAATACAGAAACAGCGTTTGGATGTGCTTCGCGCATTATTTTTTTAGCCTCATCGAGATTGTCAAAACATGACATCGCTCCAAATCTCCCATCTGGCAATGGCAGCTTGATTACTCCAAGATTACCTGTAATGTTACAACCGTGTTCTGTGTAGCTTGTTGCATATTCAATTTTCATAACCCATCCAATCGTTATAAACAGCGTTCGCTTCTTCAAGCGTTTCAAAAGTTCCCAGCCGTTCAGGAACCAGTTTTTCAGTGGTCCGCAAAACGTCACTCCTGCGGGTCGTTGAATTAGCCACGCCCTGAACTAAAAAAGTGTCGTTTGCCCAGCTGGTTACGCCGTAGCCTTTTGTTTGTTTACTCATACGTCACCCCGTACAGCATTAACAACCGCGTCAATTGTTTCACCAATCACCCCGATGAACCAATCACCATGATACAGATAATCAACGATTTTTTCATTGTCACATCCTTGATCTCTCCAGCATTGGATTTGTGCTTTGCATTCGTCCATATTTGCTAAAAGCCAACATTCGCCGCTGCAATAAATGTCTATTTCATCACTTGCTGGTTTAAAGTGTTCGTTGCACCGTGCGCATTGTGGGCGTGTGTCTTCTGGTGGGTCTGGATATGTGCCGTCTCCGTACCCTGCTGTTGTGTATCTGCTCATGATTGCACCTAAAAATTAATAACAAGGTTTGCCAATTTTCCAGCAATCGCCGCTTTTACTACGTCAACCGCTTTCTGTTCAGTCAGTCCGCATTCAGACATTAACGCATTTTTAACAGCCGTTTTTACCGCTGTACGGTGTGCCGTGTCTGCTTTGCGCTTGTATTCAATCGCTTGCAATCTGTCTTGCTCCGCTTTTGCCCGTGCTTTTTCGCGTTCAACAGCTGCCGCTTTTTCGCGTTCAGCGCGTTCTTTGGCTTGTTGCTCCCGAAGTTCAGCACGTTCTTTTTCTAGCCGTGCATTTTCAATTGCCAGTTTTGCCGCTTGTTCAGCTTGTTGTTTTTCACGTTCAGCGCGTTCGATTGCCGCTTTTTGTTTTGCCCGTTCATCGGCTATGGCTTGCTGTTTTATGCGCGCTTCGCGTTCAGCTTGTTCTTTTGCCGCTTGTTCAGCGCGTTCTTTGGCTTCGCGTTCGGCTTGTTCTTTTGCTTTTGCCGCTGCGATTTCTGCCTGTTGTTTTTCAACGTCAAATTTGAGATTAAGCAATAAAGCAAATTCATGATCCGATTGATATTGCCGTTCAGCTTCTTCACGTTCGGCTTTTAATCGTTCAGCTTCCTTCCTGTCTTCTTCTTTTTTTGTTTCTGCTGCTTCCCACTCGTCAAGCTTTAATCTTACTGTTTTTTGCAGTGCGTCCAAAAAGTCCTTAGCTTTTTTACGGCTTGCATCAATCATTTTGGGAATTTCTTTTTGCTTGTCCGCTAAAGCTTTCCCCTCTTTTTCGATTCGGCTTTTAGCTTGGGCTACTTTGTACGCATTACTTGCGATAACCTCACGCCCTTTTTTTGTCTCTACGTCAGCAACAAGCGATAAAGCCTCGGATTCGATTTGCTTTAGCAAAATATCCAGCGCGTCTGTCTCTCCTGTGAATACTGCTAATGCGTTTTGTTGGATTGTTTCCAATGTTATTAAATCTTTGCTCATTTTTTTCTAAACTCCAAAAAAAAACCCGCTTCGACTGGTGGGAATCAGTCAAAACAGGTTTCTTAAATAAAACACTGGAGTGCTTTAAAAATTACAGTTCCCACACTGCTTTTTAAAACACTCTGAATTGTGGCTTTGCTAGTGTGTGCCGCATAAGCTAAGCTACTAGAAATCAAAACCACGATGCTATTTTAATCTATTTTGTCAGACTGTCAAACGATTATTTTCTAATTCCGTGTAATTCGATGGAATTAGAAATTCTAATTAGGTCGAATTCGATATGTTTAAAAAATGCGATTTAACCCGCATAAAACTCACAACCCTTATCACCATCGCACCCAGTGACTAAATAACGCCCTGTATCGGTTTTTAACGCGCCGTTGAGCTGGTTTATGATTATCCCCTCTGTTTTCTCGATAGTCCCGCCGCGTTCTCGGTAAGCTATTATTTTTCGACACTGCCCGAAGTTGTGCGGGTGTTCGTTAGTCGTGTATGAGTACTGCTTGAAGTGTTGGCAGGTGTTCATTTTTTGTCCTGGTTTTTATGAATCAAAGTAGTGAATCAAGGTAAGTGAAGCAACGTAGCAATCCCTAAAGGGATTTGCTACGCTACGCTTCACCTGTTTACCCCGTAGCAAAAATCCATTTGCTACGCTACGCTTCACTATGCTTCACTTGACAAACCCATAAATAATCATTATAAAACATACACTTACCATGCTGCTCAAGTTTTTTTATTACCCTTGAAAGCTTGCTTCGTTTGCTCTGTTGTTCAACATCAAAGAACGGGTATGCAAAAGACCTAAAATGATCGATGTGCACCACCTTAAAAGGCATATTTTCAGGCGAATTATTGAAGTATGCTTTTACTTCATTTGGGCATGATACCCCGTGAATTTTTAAGCATTCAAAAAGTGATGAAAATACATTTTGTGATGTTTGGTCAAGTGGCTTTTTATTGCTATAGCTTACTTCGTCTGTTGATTCCAAAACCACGCCCAAAACATCCTCTCCGTCATCATCTACCATTCCAATATCAACTGATCTGAACTTAAAAGACATTGCCGATGGCGGTTCGTAGTCTTTCATTTTTGTGTTTTTAAACTCTGTGATAAGCGTATCCTCATCTTTGTGCATACGATATTCAAAATCCATACTTGCACGGATAGCACTAGAGCCGCGTGATCGCTCTTTAGCATCATGTCCGCTGTGGTGGATTATTAAGATAGTCGCTCCGAACGGCTTTAAAAACATATCAATGTTACTTAAAAACTGTGCGAAGTCTTTCGCGCTGTTCTCGTCACCTGCCCCCATATTTCTATGAAAAGTGTCGATAACAATCAAATCGCACCCGCCCCATTCTGCTATGGCATTACAAACCGCGTCAGCACTGGCAATGTCCATAAATGCTGCTGGTTGCTCACTGATTATTAAATTATCAGCATTACCGCCGTAATAGTGCTGTAAGGATTTAAATCTTTTCATAAGACCGTAGAAACCTTCTCCACAAATATAAGCAACCTTACACGCTCCAGCGGTTTTATTGCCTTTAAATTCAAAACCGTTTGCAAGACACCATGACAAGTCCTGCACTAACAAAGACTTGCCACTCGCACTATTGCCGAACAACAAACCCATTGTTTCACGTTCAAACAGTCCCTTTACTAACCAGTTAGGTTTGTATTCACGACTTAATAAGTCATTACCAGACACAAAACGAAAAGGGCTTTTCTCGCTTTCTGGAGCGTTGCTACGGCTTGCTTCACTATTTGCTTCACTCGCATTAGTCCAATAATCAGGCGGTGGAATGTCGGGCATTGCCGAATAATCGAAACTCCCACTATTTCCGCGTGGTCGGTCTGGCTCGCATGGTTGAGACTGTCCCACTCTAATACCGTCCATGATCGCCTTACGTTCCCGCGCTGTCGTTAGTTCATCGTCTCCAGCATTACTGCTTATGTAATCACTGGCTTTTTCTAACGCGCTAACAATATCAGACTCAACGACTAACCCCGCCGCGATAAAACCACCTGCCAATTTACCCGCTGCTAGTCGTGCCGCGTGATACCCGCCGTTTGTCGCGCTCATGAGAATACTTACCGCCCTGGCTATATATTTTTGTGAAGTGCTTGTAGATGTGTTTGAAGATGTTTGAGGTTTTGGGGAATGTGTTGAAACTGCGTTAAATTTGACCATGTCAAAACGGTACGGATTAGCCGATAAATTGATATAAATATCAGTATCAGAACAAACAAAACAAAGTCTACGAACATCTTTGCAAAGCGGATCGATGGTAAAACCATACTGCAAAAAATACGGTGCTATTTGCTCAAAAGCCTTTTTATAGTCGCTGTCGCTTTTAATTAAATCTAGTGGAACTCTAACCAGTCCCTTTAATCCGTGCTTACTTGGTGATAGCCATAACGCCACTAACTCAGGTATTGACTGTATAAGTAAACGTCTTGATTTTTCAGTATCATCCAAGCCGTCAATGTCGATATGGAAAAGCCCATTGCTCTCTAAAAAAGAATCGTTTGTAATCGACTCTTTAAACGTACCAGCAAAAGACCATGACGGAAGCTTTAGTTTTTCTGTTTTATATTCATTTGTGCCGTATTTTGGTAAAGCGTCTATCAGTTTTTTATACCTGCCTGT